TGTGCAAGTTCTTGGGCCAGCATTCAAACGCAGTCCAGCAATATCCAGAGTGTTCGTCATTCAGTTTTGGTAGGAATTCAGTCTCTATCGCAATAAGATAAGTGTGGAAGAAGAACTTCTCATCATTCGAGGTGAACATCTCCAATGGAATAACTTTCTTGAACTTGGGAATGGCTCCCACTTCTTCTTTAATTTCTCTCTTCAGTCCTTCGAAGGCCGATTCTGTGTACTTCATCCTGCCACCAACCAATCCCCACATTCCTTTAGTCTTGCTGTCGGTCCTCTGCAAGAACAGGAATCGCTTGGTAGATGTGCTGTAGAATAATGCACCTGAGCATATGATATTATCTTCCATGCTAGATTATAACAGATTGTTTATGATTTATCAAGGGGTAGTTGCGTCAACACTAGGGTCATAACCATTGTTTGCCCCACCATCTATCACTATACTCCAATTACCTTGTGTGTAGACACCTTCGTAGGACTTGACCCATTCTGTGCCGTTGAATCTGTACTGTATTCCAGTGTTCAGATTGGTAACATAGTGCTGTGTGGAATCTGGATCAGAAGCATCAAACACTTTCAACCATTTACTTGACGTGCTGTTGTATTCAATGATGTCTCCAACATTGGCAATAAGAGCTCCCCAAGTTGCACTCTGTACTGATGCTGTGGAATCTCCAACATCATTGACAATCAGATACCTATCACCATTTACAGGTGTACCCGGGTCAAATGTTGCAGGGTTGATAATTTTCTTCACAGCAGTTAGTGTGTTGGCAGGTATAGTATCATCGTCAATGCTGTATAACAATATAGTATCATCAAGTGTTGTTGTCGCTATGGTTCCTATAATCTCGTTTCCGTTTGGTTGTGTTAATCTGATCTGTGATGTACCGTTGGTGACTACTCCGTACTGTTCCAATAGTACCTTCCAGTTGACTGCTGGTCCAAACGTTTCAAAAGGATCTGCCAGACCAGGGTCTTTGGCCCCTGTGTAGAATCCAGCACCTCCGGACTTAACATTAACTCCTGTTGTACCCAACAACCTCAATTGGTTACCAGTTACCAACAATCCAAAGTTGTTTGGTGTGATAAAGCTTCTTGAAATCAAAGATCCGTCTATCAATCCTTTTGCCATTCCGCCATCGTCGTCGTAAACACTCATGATGATCTTCTGTACAACACCTAATTTCTTGACTTTTACAGGTGGTGATAACCATATTGGCATAGAGAACGATAAACTTGCTATATCTATTTCTGTGTCTGCCCCAACCGGGATTGTTCTAGAACTAAAACTTATATTTGTTAATTCCACGTAACTCAAACTGGTCCAGTCAATGTAGTTGTCTGACTTTTGTATCTCGAAATCCGGATTGAAAAGGTATAAAATCTGTTCTAAGATCTGTAATTTTTGATCTGTGTTTGAACTCCATATGTCTGCTGTGACTTCTAATCTGAACGGTGATGGCATGACTTTTTCAATAGTGTATCCTGCACCTAGTTGATTTGTGTAGTTTCCGTCACTGTCAACGCCTCTTTCTTTTAGATGTTGTTTTTCTATATGATAAGGATTTTGCATTCTTTCCCTGTCGTAATTCAGTTCTCTAACATAGGCCGCTATTTTTGGTGTGTACTGTAACGCATTCTCAGAATTCTGTCTAATAATATTTGCAACCTGTCTAGTTGGGTCTCCGTACACAACAGGAACAGCTCTCAGTGTAATTTGATCATCTTTGCCTTTACCTGTCTCCACAGAGAAGTTACTCAGTACCCTTATGAATTGGGTCAAAAATTTCCTAATCTGGCCTTCGTAAAAGTGTAACATTCTTAATTGTCAGCCTTTGGTTTTAGTGCATTGGTTAAGGACTGTCTTTGGTTTGTTGTTAATCCATTAATAGTATCAGATGATGAGTTGTTGACAAAACCTGTTTTATAGTTTGCTCTCGAATCGTTGTTTGTTGTAGTTATTCTTACAGAATCCTCTATCTTGACCCATCTGGCACCATCATAACGGAACAACCTGTTTGGTAAGAAATCTGTTCTCAAGAAATAGTCACCTTTGTCAATGTTTGAATTTGGAAAGCTGATTCCAAAACCTGCCGGATGGCCATTTGGTGCTACCCCGTCTCCGTCTAGGTAGAAGCCATAGTGCGAACTTGCCGGAGAATCTATCACGGCATTTACTGTTTTATCCGAACTTGTACTAGTGGTTGTGGTGTTGACATTATCAGTTCTAATGTTACCTCTCTCGTCTATGGGTGCAACATAGTATTGTTTGTAGTTGAATCCAGACTTGGGAGCATCTTCTTCTGCCTGTTTTACAACTTGATCATTGATAGTTTTTTCTCTATTAAATGTTGACATGTAACTTGCAAGAGAACCTTCTGTTGCCGCATCTCCGATAATATCTCTGAACTCCTGAGAGTCAACCATTGTTTTCATTTTCAATCTTAACAGGTGCGGCCACCAAGTTTGTGAGAATCCTTCTGCGGCCCTATTAACATCTTCAACGACATAGTATCTTTTCAGTGCGATTGGTATGCTCTCGTCTAACGAATAATCTTCTTTCATGTGTGGGAACTCAACAACATCACCTGCCATTGGTTTCCTTCCAATTCTCTCCACAATATCATTCAAGTGTACCGTTAAAAATAATGTGTCGTTCTGCAGGAACATTCCAAACTGTGATAGATTGAAGTCTGCGTCTTGCACATTGTATATTCCACGCACTATATAAATGTCGTCTGCATATTTCCTGTCTCTGTTCTCTAAAAATAGTAGATCCTGTATGGTCCTTTCGTTGAGACTGTCTCCGGAATATTGCGGTTGTGATGGCGATGCATCTCCGTCCTTCTGCGAACTACCTTGATCATATGGCCCTAGGTATTTGTGGAAGTGCAGATCAGTTCCGCCCACCTGAAACATCTCATTGATGGTACGATCAAAGAACTTGTAGTCGTTGCCCTTTTCAGGCTTGAAAATGGATAATCTTGGCATATCATACATATTTATTGCACAGGCAAAGGTTATAAATATGAGTATGTCAGAACTACAAACAGGACAACAAGAGATATTCGATTACGTCAAAAATAACCTAGGTGATGGTATGATTGACGTTGAATTAGACCCTAAACACTATCAAACGGCACTGGAAAGAGCTATTAATAAATTCAGACAGAGATCTTCAAACGCTGTGGAAGAATCATATGCTTTCCTAGAACTTAAGAAAGATCAGAACACATATATCTTACCAGATGAGATCATCAACGTGAGAAATCTCAACAGGAGAACAGTGGGATCAAGAACAGCTGGTGGAGAAGGTGGAACACTTTTTGAACCTTTCAATCTAGCATACACAAACACATACCTTTTGAGGGCAGGTGCTACAGGTGGATTAGCCACTTACTATGCATTCGCATCATACCAAGAATTAGTAGGTAAGATGTTTGGAAGTTTCATACAGTTCCACTTTGATGTTGCAACAAAAAAATTAACTATCACACAGAGACCAAGAGCTGACAACGAAACAGTTCTAATGCACACTGATAACTTCAGACCAGATATAACACTGTTCAAGGATATCTATTCTAAACCATGGATCAGAGATTACACACTCGCTGTATCCAAGGTAATGATAGGAGAGGCGAGAGGCAAGTTCAGTACCATCGCAGGTCCACAAGGTGGAACAACACTCAACGGTGATGCCTTGAAGAACGAAGGACAGGCTGAGATGGAAAAACTAGAATCAGAGATAGGTAATTTCCAAGAAGGTGGAACACCACACAGTTTTGTTATTGGTTAATTGACCACTATTTCCATTTAAATAATAGTATCATGATAGATACTCGATACAAAAAACTTTCCAAATGCACACTAGAAGAACTAACCAACATGGTTGACGATCTAGAGAATGTTGCCATACATGCCTTGAAAGAAAAGAAACTGGGCGTACGGAAACTGGTATTAACATCAGTCCATGATGTTAAAAAAGAGATTGAAAAACGTTTAAAAAAATAGTATAATAAACCTATGTTAGTAGGTGTAGTAGGATTAATAGGTTCTGGTAAGGGCACAGTCGCAGATAGACTGGCACAGAAACATAATTTCCGTAAAGATTCATTCGCAAAAAGTTTAAAAGATGCAGTAAGTTCCATGTTCAATTGGGACAGGGAAATGCTGGAAGGCAAGACCGACGAGAGCAGAGCGTGGAGAGAACAGCCCGACACATTCTGGAGTAAAAAATTCAACAAGGATGTGACCCCACGTTGGGTGCTACAACACTTTGGCACAGAAGTAATGCGTCAGAACATGCACGATGCCATATGGATTGATAGCTGTCTAGCTAGATACAAAGGCGAACCCACAGTGATATCAGATACGAGATTTGAGAATGAGATCAAAACAATCAGAGAGTCCGGTGGTAAGATCATACTTGTAAAAAGAGGACAAGATCCTGATTGGTTCACAAGCTACGTTGAAGGCAACATAATGCCTGCAGGAATCCACAGTTCAGAATTTGCATGGGCAAAATCAGATTTTGATTATGTTATTAGGAACGACGGAACTTTAGAAGAGCTATACAGTCAAATCGATGACCTAATCATCAGCAACAAGATCACCAATACGCCATCCCAAATTACGGACGCTTTCCAACCTTTGGCAATTGGCGCAAACAGTTTTTAAATTAGTAGTAGCAGTATTCCTCATACTCCCATCCACGAAAAACACATCCAACTGGGATTGTTTCTGTGCCCTGAATCCGCACAGCTCACACTTCTTGTGTTTCTTGTATCCGGATCTTTGTAGGGCTGTGATTCCTCCCACTTTCTTGCCGGACTTCTTTCTGTTGCAGGTATCACACAGGCTACGCCAGTAAACTTTTAATCCACGCCTGTAGGCATAGGCCCTGGGCTTTGCCTTACACCCCTTGCATAGCGGTCTGTCTTTGTATTGCATATGCTTATTTACGTTGCCTATATAGGCACCTAAAAATAGCAAGTTATATCGTAAAAACCATACGATTGAATAAATAACTCTGTATACGTTAAACTTGCAAGGAGAAAACGAAAAATGGCATTAACATCACCAGGAGTAGAAGTTTCAGTAATAAACGAAAGTTTCTATGTACCATCAGATGCGGGTACTACACCACTATTCATAGTAGCATCAGGACAGGATAAGACAAACGGAGCAGGCGACAGCACAGCGACAGGAACACAAACTGCAAACGCCAACACTGCTTTCTTGATCTCATCTCAGAGAGAATTAACAGAGACTTTCGGAGATCCGAAATTCTACACAGACGCATCAGGAAATTCATTAAACGGTTATGAAT